CAATACTGGGGGCTGTTCGGCTGCGTCAGCTACGCGCGGCCGTCGGATCCGAAGCAGCGCCACGAGATGCGATTTGGCCGCGTGCTGGAGCTTGAGATCTGGCCGCACCGATACGACGAGTACCGCGCGAGCGGCAAACCGTGGGGCGACTTCGTGTTCGGCCTTTTCCCCGAGTTCGCGCAGCTGAACCAGCGGCCCGAGTTCGACCTGATCGACGAGCAGCCGCCGCTGGAGGACTACGGCTTCAGCCGCGAGATCTGCCTGCTGGCGCCGTTCGGCTACTCGCAGGGCAAGCAGCACCACGCGGGCAAGCTAATGGAGACCTGCCGGCGAGTCGCCAAGCGGCCGATCGTGTTCCTAGCGGACGAGGCGCAGGGGGCGAAGCTGCTGACCTGGCGCGTGCCGCAGACGATGATCCTGCGAGCCAAGTCGCCTGCGCACCTGCCGCGCATCATCCGCGACGCGGAAGAGATGTTCACGATCAACTCCTCCCCGTGCATCATCGCCGGCGCGGTGCGGAAGGAGTTCTGGCACGTCTCGTCTGGCGTGGCTCAGGATGACGCCTTCTCGCCGGCCTCGCGCGTTGTGACAGTTGGCGATTAAGTATGGCCGCAGTCCGCGACTTCGATCCCGTGCAGCTGGCGCTCGATCAGGGCGCCATCTTGGAGCAAGCCGGCATCACGTTCTCATACCTCGGCAGCACGATCACCGGCGTCTGGTCTTCGAGCCGGAACCTTTTTGACGAGTTCGAGGACCAGCGCCGGGATGACGTGAAGTTCACGGTGTTCTTCACGACCTCCTCGGTCACGGGCACGCCGGCGCAGAGTCAGACGCTCGTGCGGGCGGGAACGACCTACTTCGTGGAGCAAGTGCGGTTCGACGCCGAGGGCGCGGGCTGCGAGATCGACGTCTGCAAGGTGATATGATCGACGTTAAGTTCGACACCTCGAAGCTGGAGTTTGCGCTGACGCGGCTCGCGCTGGCCGCGCGGATGGAGCTTGGGCCGATCATCAAGGAGGAGGGCCGATTCGTGACGAAGACGCTAATCCAGTTCACGCCACCGAAGAATCGCAAGCAGGGCACGACGGCCGTTGGCTCGGATATGTGGCGCCTCGCGGTGCCTCTAAGTTCGGCCAAGCTGGATGCGAAGGCTGGGCAGGGCGGCATTTACAAGTCGCTTGCCAAGCTCGTGCGCCGGCGCGAGACGCAGAAGATCAACCAGATGATGCGCAACCCGCGCATCTCCTTCTTCGGCGGACGCACGATGGTCGAGTCGGCCGAGCACCTCGCGTCGCTGCATCGCAAGGCGCGAAACAATTACGGCCGAATCAAGCGCGACCAGCGCCTGATGGCTTACGCCGAGGACCACTCAAGCCTGCGCCGCCAGATTCAAGACCGCGTCGGCTGGACGGTCTCGGGCTGGATCCCGACCGCGCGCGCGACCGGCGCGAAGTGGAAGAAGTTCTCGGATCGCTTCGGAAGCAAATCCGGCAGCCAGCAGTCTAACTTCGGGCCGAATCCGTATCTGATCGCGACGAATAAGCAGGTCAAAATCCCTGGCTATCAACGCATCGTCGATGGAGCGATCAGTTCTCGGTCGAGGACAACGCTCAAGAAGGTCGACCGGCTGCTGGCCGGCAAGGCCGTCAACCTTGGATTCACCCGCGTCGAAGGCGCCCAATCAATCCCAGAAGCCGCGTGAGCACCCGCACCAATATCCGCAACGCCATCGGGCTGAAGCTGACGCAGGCTGGCGTCGTGCCCACGGCTAATCTCCTCAAGGGCCGGAACAACACGCTTGCCTCGACGAGCTTCCCGTCCGCCGCCGTCTACGCGGTCAACGAGCAAGTCGAGGTTCGGACGCTGGCGCCGTCAAATCGGACCCAGTACCGGACGCTGCAAGTGATGGTCGAGTATTTCACCGCCGAGGTGGCCGGCTCGACGACGATCATCGACGACCTCTTCGACACGGGCTCGGCCGCGGTCGAGGCCGCGGTGCTGGCTGATGTGACCCTGGGCGGCGTCTGTGATGACCTCCTTCTGACAAGCGTGGATTATGTGATCGAGCCTGACGAGGAACGTCGTTGGGGCGTCGCTCGTCACACCTTCTCCTGCATCTATTTAACCACCGACTAAAATGGCGAACCACTTAGGCCGCGAAGGCACCGTCAAAATCTCGTCGACCACCATCGGCGAGCTCCGAAACTACTCCTTGGCCCACTCCTCCGACGTCGTCGAGGACTCGGTCATCGGCGACACCTACCGCACGCGGAAGGCCACGCTCAAGACCTGGAGCGTCAACGGCGACCTCTACTGGGACGAAGTCGATGCCGGCCAGATCGCGCTGACCATCGGCTCCACCGTGACCGTGAACCTTTATCCCGAGGGCATCGCGTCGACCTCCACCTACTACTCCGGCAGCGGCATCGTGACGAAGTTCGACATCAGCGCCGCGTTCGACGGAATGGTCGAGGGATCGATCAGCATTGAGGGCAACGGCGCCTTGTCCACTTTGACGGTCTGAGGTGAAGGATGGATGCTATTGACCTGGTTCGCGAACACTTCGCTTCCCTCGGGACCAAGAAGATCGAGGTGCCCGAGTGGAAGCTGACGATCCACGCCACTCCCGTCACGCTGGCCGAGAAGGCGCGCCTCTACAAGAAGAGCCGCGAGAGCGATATGGAGCTCCTCGTCGACATCCTTCTGATGAAGGCGACGAGCGAGGACGGGAAGAAGCTCTTCACCATCGAGGACAAGGCGGTGCTGCTCAATCGTGCGGACTCCAACGTCCTCGCGCGAGTGGCGAACGCCATCCTGGCCGACGATGCGCCCAAGGCCGAAGAGCTAAAAAACTAGCTGGCGGCGAGGCTGGTGCCGACCTCCTCGCCGTCTATGCGCTCGCGGATCGTCTCGGCAAGTTCGCTCACGAAGTCCTCCAGATGCCAGCCCACGAGATGAATGGCTGGATCGCCTACCTAAACCACCAACAGCGAACACAGCACCGCAATGGCTAGCGCAACATTCACGCTTAGGGCCGTCGACGCGACGCGGGCTGCGTTCGCCTCGGTGCAGAATTCGCTGACTCGGCTGGAGAACCAGACGAAAGGCATCGCGAAGATCACGAAGCTCGCGTTCGGCGGCGAGGCTGTCCTCGGCACGCTGAATATGATGCGCCAGCGGCTCGACAAGGTGGTCGAGTCCGGCGCCGATATGGGCTTCTCCGACGAGCAGATCGCTTCGGCGATTCGCTTCGAGGATCTGATCAATGGCGTCCTCAACACGCTGACCAAGATCCCGCTTGCACTCGCGCAGATGGGCTTCGCGATTGGCAATGCGTTTGCGCCGCTGACCGAGGGCGAGATCGAGGACCGGATCCGCAGGATCAAGTTCGACCGCGCGAAGAAGGAGATCGACGGAACAGTCGAGGCGACGCGCAAGCTTCAGCAGGAGTTCGACCTCCTGAGTGTCACGCAAGGCCAGGCCGCGGACGAGGCAAGTCGGATGGCGATCGAGATGTTTAAGCAGGCCGTCGCGACGATGGCGACGGATCCCGCAAAGGGAATGAAGCTCCAGCAAGATGCGCTGGAAATGCTGAACCGCTCGAAGAAGACCAGCGTCGATCTCGACAAGGACATTGTCGAGGCGCAGCGAGAGCTCAACAAGACTTTGCCGGAGGCGCAGCGCATCGGGCTATCGCAGGAGGAACTAATCGACGGTCTGCGGAACCGATACAATAGTCTTACCTATGAGGTTTCCCAACTGAACGTCGCGCTGTCAGCATTCAAGGATGTGGGCGGTCCGGTCGGTGCAACTCAAGAGGAGATCATCGCCAAGCTGAAGGAGATGGGCATCGTGTCCGCCCAGCTAAACAAGCTTCTGGATGAGCAAAGCAAGGTCGCACGCGAGGCCGGCCAGATCACGGCGGGCGCCTTCGAGAACGCGATCCTTTCGGGCGAGAAGTTGCGGGACACGATCAAGGCGCTTGCTCGCGATCTTCTCACGCTGCTGTTCCGACAGCAGATCACCGAGCCGCTCGCGAAGGGCATCGGCTCATTCTTCAAGACGCTTCCCTTTTTCGCCAACGGCGGACCGATCACCGGAGGCCAGCCGGCAATCGTCGGCGAGCGAGGGCCCGAGCTTTTCGTCCCTGGTACATCGGGCCGCATCATCTCCAACTCCGCGATGAAGTCCAACGGAGGCACGCCGGTGGCCGCGGGCGTCACGGTCAACTATCACATCGCCGCCGGCGTCACCCGCGCCGAGCTAGTGCCGATCCTTGAGACCGAGCGGAAGCGCCTCAAGGCCGAGATCCCCGATATGGTGCGCCGCGGTGGCGCTTATCGCGCAGCGTTCGCCTAAGCTATGGCAATTTCCTACCCACTCACGCCGCCGTCGCCGTTCCGCATCTCGAAGCTGACGCTCTCGGGAATGAGCGCGACCTCGCGCAACGTCTCGCCGTTCACGTTCCAGACGCAGCAATACAATTGGCCGGGGCAGGCGTGGATGGGCTCGGTCGAGTGCCCGCCGATGACGCGCGCCGCAGCGGAGGAGGTGATCGGGTTCCTGCTGGCAGCACAGCGCGGCACGTTCTATTTCCAGGACTACGCGAACACAACGCGACGGGGCAACGTGACCGGCACGCTGACCGTCAGCAGCGCTACCGCCAACACCTCGACGCTAGGCATCTCGGGCGCGACCGGCACCTTCGCGGTCGGCGACTGGCTCCAGATCTCGACCTCGCTTTACAAGGTCGTCCAGGTCAACTCCTCGAGCAGCGTTGATCTCTTCCCGGTGCTGCGCTCGAGCTACGCCGGCGGGACCGCGATCACCTACTCGAACGCCAAGGGCGTCTTTCGGCTGGCCGAGCCGCGCACCGAGTGGTCGATCGAGCTCGCTAGCATCTACGGCATCACCTTCTCGATCGCGGAGGACGTCGCGCAATGAGCATCACAACCGCAGGCCGCACGCTTTCGGCCGCTATGGTGACCGAGGTGACGACGGTGCAGCTGGCGCCGGTGATCCTCGTCTCGCTTAGTTTCCCTTCCGCGTACACGCGCCTCTGGACCGGATACGGAACGCTGACTTACGGCGGCGTTCCCTACCTCGGAATCGGCACCTTCGGAAGCATCTCGCCGATTGAGGAGACAACCGACCTCGCGGCTCGCGGCCTCTCGATGCGGCTCTCGGGCGTGCCCACCGCGAACATCGCGCTTGCGCTGACCGAGGACTACCAAGGCCGCGATTGCACGGTGCTCTTCGGCGCGCTCTCGCCGACCGCCGGCACGCTGATCTCGTCGCCGGTGACGGTGTTCCAGGGGCGGATGGACGTGATGCAGATCTCGGACGACGGCCAGTCCGCAGACATCACGATGACGGCCGAGAACCGGCTGGTCGATTTCAAGCGGCCGCGCGAGGTGCGCTACACGCACGAGGAGCAGACCGCGCTTTTCCCCGGCGACCTCGGGCTGGAGTTCGTGACCGCGATCCAGGAGAAGGCGATCTATTGGGGCAACCCGAACCAGACGCAGCAGACGAACTGGAACGGAGGCGACCAGACCGGACCCACCGGCTACGAATGAAGGCTGCCGACATTCCCGCGGAGCTTGTGCGCTTCATCGAGGAGCGGCGCGGCCAGA